AAGGTAACCAAGTTGCTGCTTATTCCGTTCTCTGATGAATGGGCGGCAACTTCATTAATATCGGCGCGACAAACTTCAATAACAATACCCCCAGCGGCTAAAACTGCCTCGGCCTCATTATCAAAACGACAATCACTAATCACGATACAATCATGCTGTTCCATTTCCTTTTGGGCTCGCAATATCCATAAATCTGAATTGATAGTGTTGCGGCCCCACTCCGTTCCTAAAGTTTGCAACGCTACTCTAGGCGAAATTCCATAGCGGGGGTCTACCACTTCTTTTAAGTCACCATATAAATGTGCATCATCCCAACCGAACATACAGCGGCATGCATCTTTCATTGGCTTACTAAACCAATAGTGGTGAAAACCGTGCGCTACTGCTAAATGCTCCGCAACCGTATCTTTTCCACTTCGCGCCTTACCTGTTAAACCTATGATCATTGCTTACCCCTCTTGAAAACGTGTTTCACCATGTATGGATGAGTTTTGATTGATGCAACTATGGCCGCGGGGCCTGATAGCATGAAAGCGATACCTTCTACTGTGAACATATCGCCAGCACTTAAACCGCCTATTATTGAAAATACAAAAAACTGGCTGGCGCCGATGAATAAACTTCCTACAGCTGCACCGGCACAGTTTGCATCCCTAACCATCTGGCTTTGGATGCCCAGTAGGAAAACTACGGCGAATTGACTTATGAATATAGTTAGGGCGCTCATTAGTCGTTCGCCCTTACTGTTTCTTCAATACGTTTGGGTGAGTAGCCTATCTTCTTATCAAAGATAATGCCTTGAATGCCTCGTGCTGCACCGTATGCCCCACCATGCGCGTAAGCATCTTTTGGTGGAATGATGCCAACCGTTTCAACTTTGCAGCCAGGGTGTTCTTTGAATTGGGTCCATGAATTGTGGTGTACGTGGCCTGTTATCCAGTGGCGATATGTAGTTTTACCCCAAAGCTTGAACTGATCATCTGCCATTTTGCCCGGTAAACTTGATAGCCTGCATGTATGGCCGTGGGCAAAACCAAGTAAAACCTTGCCGCGTTTCACGTACTGGAATGGGCTATCGCCTTTTTGCACAGTGATCCTTGGGTTATCGCGATACAGCTGCCAAACGTAAGAACCGATAGCACGACCCAAAATATCATCGTGGTTACCTGGTACATTAATGAACTCCACTTTCTTATATTTACGTAAGCAAGCATCGATGAACATGCGGATAACAACAAAGCCAGCATCCAGCCATTTACCGTGGCGCCCATCAAGATCAAGTTTGTGTTTGCTGCGGCTGGTTTCACCTTGGATATTATCAGCATGAAAGAAATCGCCGGTATTCACCAGAATACATTCTTCTGTATCTGGTAGGTTCGATAGAAGACGCTTGAATACTTTTCTGTATACGCGGTCTGCTATTTTAATATCCCAGTCCTCGCCTACTTCTTTACTCCAAGTCATTAAACCAATATGCGGATCGCCAATCGGTATCACCGTGAACTGGTCAGTGGATGCAACCTTGTTTCTGAATGGGATAACCGGCAAAGGCTTGATATCAGAAATCATGGTATCGAGCATTGCTGTTGCGGCGTCCATCTGATCACGTATATCAACGCGAGTCTTAACCCATTCAAGCACTTTACCAGTGCTACTATCGTTAGCGCTTTTATGTCTAACTAATGTGGAGTAGCCAGCAACGGGATGGTTCTCGGGGTTATTATAATCTCGATCGTTCGCTGGGTCGTAACCCGTTTCTTTTAATGCTTTGATGCGGCGTAAAACTACGCTATGCGTCATGTTGTAAGCTTTAGCTATCTCCATTGGCTTTTTGCCTGCTCTCAGTTCCTCGCGCAGTTCTTCGTGTGTAATCTTAATTGCTGCCATTATTTCACCTTAGCGCACGGCTTATGCCGCTATCTTTTCTGGGTTAAGCACTCTTACTATCACTTTGCCACCCTTCACAGGCGCATGTTTGGTGCTGGTTAGTTTTACTATTTGGCTATCGTCTTTAAATACGCTGGCGTTCTCTAGCGCATCAAGCAAAGCCTTATTAATGTTATCTAGGTCTCGTTTTCTTTTGTCCGGTGGGTAAGCGTCTATTTCCACCTCAATAGGTGCACTTATATTGGTACCAGCCTTCGCTTTACGAACAGCAAACAAGACGGACAATCTGAATGACTTGCCCTTATCTTTAATGTACTTCCCACCCTTCGCTTTAACCCCGTAATAGTGGTTAATTGTGGGCGGGTATGGCAGTTCAAGTTCAATCATTTATCTCGCCTTTTTACTGATTTGTGTATTCCATATTGGAAAACCCGACATTTACGCTACATTGCTGTAATCATTGGTTAATTCTTGATTTTGCGCTTTATGCGCTGGCGCTCGGCTGGCTGTATCAAAGCCATTAAAAAGCCAGTCGTGATACTGGGTTAATGCTTCACGTTTTACCGTTATCGAGTTTGCTTTGATGTAAACCAAATCCAAGCCTTTTTGTTTATGGTTAAGTAATCGTTCTGCTACCCAGTAATCGATACCAATCGTCGCCCATATACTACGAGCCAACTTTCTTAAGTCATGGGCTGACCACTTTCTTTTTGAGGCAGTTCTTACTAATTGGTCTGCTGTGCTGGCGCTTACTGGTGATTTACCGCCGAACAGGTATTCACCCTTACACTGCTGTTTGTAATCTGTCAGTAATTGGTGAGCATGCTTAGTAATAGGCAACGTGTGAACCGACGCCGTTTTGGTTACCGACTCAGGCAGGGTTATTACTCCGCTATGTAAATCTATATAACACCATTTAAGTTGGCGAGTCTCACCAATGCGAGTAGCGAACATCAGCATGAATAACAGCATTACCTTAGTGCTTTCTGTCAGTGTTGATAGCTGCTCTACTACGCCCTTTGCATCTTCGACAAGCAACTTGCCCTGCTTGGGTTCTATTCTGCGCTGAACGTGATCACGGAACTTCATACCTGCCATTGGGTTAACCGATACAAGTTCTAATTCTTTTGCGCTGGCGAACACTCGTTTGAGAATGGCGAAGTGCTGGCGAATGGTGGAAGGCTTAAGATTTTGGTTTTGTAGTGGCAGAATTAACTGTTCATCGATAACCACTTTGCGAACTGCAGTAATACTCACGTTCTCTAGCATTGGAAATAGATGTCTATTGATTGCGCTCAAAACACTTTTGCGGCGGCTTTTGCTTTTTAATGCCTCTTTCTCTGTTCTGGCGGCATACCAGGTAAGTAAATCACCAACGGTTTTAAAGCTAGTGCTTTGAATCTCTTTCCCATGGTGAAGCTTTTCAATGATGCTTGGTAGCATGGCAAGCACATCTTTAGTTTTTAATGTGGGCCAGTAACCTAAACGCGTTCGCTTTCTTACCCCGCCTTCATATTTAAAATAAAACCACAATGCGCGTTCGCGACTTTTATGAAAGCGTAACCCTAGCGGGTTGCGGATATCGCGCAATTCGCTCACATCAACATCAGTTGAATGCTTTTTAATTGCTGTATCGTTAAGGTTAAGGGCTAAGTATTTCAATTTTTAACCACCCATAGCCTTTAAATAAAGATCGTGATTAGTGGTTAACCTGTAACGCTTGCGGTCTGCCCATTCTTTGATAGCGTTCAAATAACGGTGCATTTGCTGAGTGTTAAAGTTTACGGTTACCGTGATAGATACAGGTGGGCCCATAAGGTAAATTTTCTTACTTTGTGGTAAGTGTTTTATCACCTGGTCATAAATCGTTTTAAATTCTTCATTCTCACGCGCAATAGGAACACCAAACACCAACTTACAATACGCGTTCATATACTTGGAGCTTTTGCCTGTTTGGGTGCTTAGTTCGTTGTACCAATGGTGCTGTAATGCTTTCATGGCATCGAGGCGTGAAGGGGCGCTTTCACGCACCTTCACATCAACCATTTTACCTTCACGGAACCATTCGCATGCTGCTTGATTCACTGATTCAAGTTGCTGAAGGTTTGCAACGGTTACGCTTTGCCAGCTCACGCATCCAACTCCTTCCATAACGCTTCAAAATAGGCTTGATTGCTTAGGTTCTCTGCCGTTACTTCGCGGTACTCTTCATTGATGCGGCGAGACTTAGCGCGCTTTTGCAATGTGGCGCTTTTTGTTTCACGCTTAATGCGTAGTGAGCGGTTTTCTAATTGGTGTTGGTTCATGCTGCGTCACCTATTTCAATTTCTTGTTCTAATTTTCTCCATACTGCCTCTTTTGATTTGTAGCCAGTTCTACGACCACGAGAACTGACAACTTCGCAAAGGTCTTCAAATGGAAGCCAAGAAGCGCCAGAATTTTCACAAACATCAACTTGCCCGTTTCTGCTTCTGCACCAGTTTGCTAGATGCTCATAATTAATTTCACTGAACGGGTATCTGGAACCAGCCTTATTGTTGTATGGCGGGTCTATGTGCCAATGCGCGTTATAGTTAGGTATATTTTCATATGAAGATTGCTGAATCTCCCACTGAGAAATTAACGGTTTTTGTTCGCAGACTCTGGCCTTAACTGCATCGCCCCAAACGCGACAATCTTTTGAGTCGTTATATTTGAAGTACCATGGGGATATTTTACTTGTTGGCTCACTGCGCCCTTTCGCAACCCAGAACTTGCAAAGCAGCTGCTGACCTATTTCAAGCGCCTCAATTTCATCCTCACTCTGAAAGGTTGATGGAATATCCATGATATCCTTACAGCTCGAGTTAATAAGAAAATCCCAAAGCTGACATATGTTTTCAGAAACATCATAAAGTTTTGCTTTTTTGACGTTCCAGCGGGTCGAGTAGCAGGCAGAACCAGCGAAAGGCTCAATTACTATTTCACTTCGAGGGGCTCCCAAGTGTTTAGCCACTTGGTACTTTGCGCCGTAATAAGAGAAAAATGGCTTCATGCGGCCACCTCTAACTTATTAATTTTCCCTTTAGCCATTAACGCTTCACGCGTAACCCATGACACATGCCCAGCGCTTACGCGGTGTGGGTCAAATACGAATATCACTGAACCTTTGTTATTACCCTTCTGTGGTACGCCGTTCTTTAGGAAAGCTAAGCGGCCATCGGTAATAAAACGGGTTTCGCTGGCGTATTGCTGCGCAAGGCTGAACCATTTAACTGATGGATCACACATAACAAGCATTACTGTCATTCGCCCGTTTAGCTGGGCTTCAATCGCTTTTTCTACCCATGGGGTTATTTTGCTGTATGGTGGATTGCACCAGATGGCACCTATTTCAATTAATCCAGCACCCGGTATGCGAGACTTTGCATCTTCAGCCCAGTCCTTTGAAAGCGCGTCATCTTCGATGGTCCAGTAGTCTGAACACTTAGCTGTTTCATACTCAGCGCACACATCGAACCCAAAACAGAACTCTTTATCTAACGCTTCAAACACCTCTGGCGGCGTACTCCATAAATCATTACTCATTTTGCACCGCCTAAAATGCTGATTGACTCCAAACCCACTACTACACCCATGGCCTTACGTGCTTTAGCCAGTTCTACCGGTGACTTACCAGCGGTGTAATAAGCACGGTATCTGGTAACGTGACCATCACCGTTCTTGTGCGCTTCAAATGAAACACCTCTGGCACCAAACAGGTTTTTAAGTGGTGTATCGCTTGGGTTCTTAAGGCCCATGTGAGCGGCTAAGTCTTTAGCGCTTCTCCAACGGCCATTACTGAACGCTATTGCTATTTCTGAATTAGTCATGCTGCAACCTTACTTTCCATAGTTGAACGAGTGGCAATGAACGCCTTGAATGCTGATGTGCGGCGATAGCGCTTTAAGTCTTTACACATCTCGATGTAACCTTTTTTTCGTAGTGCGGTTACGTTTTGAAATGCGCTATTGACCGCTACACCAAAGTGGTTAGCTAAAACCTCAATCGAAGGGAAGTTATCTTGCGCTTCAATGAAATCGTTTATGTGCTCCATGTAAGCGATTTGGGTGCTTGTTGGGGTTACGTTCATGATGCTTGCTTCCTTGCTTGGTAATCTGCTAAACCCTTCTCTAGCGCTTCAAAGCCTGTCTTTTTTTCAAGCTTATGGCGCTGGATATCTTCAAGGCCTGATACGTGGCACGGCAGGTGCTCAATTGGGCGGCGTTCGAAATCAACGTAGGTTGAAACAAACTGCTTTTGCAGAAATTCAAGTTGCTGCGTTGTTTTCTGACAAATGTGAACCCATCCACCCAGCGAGTTAACTGCCGCTGCAGTAATTGGATCTTTGAAATTGGGTGTTCGGTATGTGCCGCACTTCGCTATTGCATGGGTTACGTTGAACCATTGCATTTCGGCTTTCGACTTTAGGTTTTCAAGCTGCTCTTTTTCACCAGTAGCCATGAAGCGAATTACATCAGCTGGCTTTGGCGGGAACTGGCCGCGCTCAGGGTCTGAAATATGCTTGGTAAGCGCTGAGCAAACTTCATCAATGCCGTGAGGCTTAAGCGCAGCCCACCAAACTTTAACAACCATATCTGAGAGTTCTTTTCCGTAAACTTCGAATGTAGCCAGTAGCGCAGTGGCGAAGCGTTCGCGATCTGTATCAATCATGATTGCCACCTCGAACGAAATCAGACAACACATCGATGTTGTTTTTGGTTTTGCGAGTTTGCCAGGTGTTGGCATTGCTCTGTGAGAAACCTTTAGGTTCAAACAGGCCTTGGTAGTTATTCGCTATGCTGGTTTGAACAATCTCATCAAGGTTATGGCCTTTGGCCTGCCATGCTTTAAGCTGCTTGATTTGCATGTTTGCAGAACGAACCGTCATTGGCTTTTTGTTTTCAGAACGGCATTCAACCCATTCTTTCCACATTGCGAATGACAACCCAGTGGGGATTGGCAGTGCTAGAATTTCAGACTTAACATCTGATTTTTTTTGCTTGGCAGAAGATGTTTTTGGCGCGGCTACGCGACTATTATCTTTTGTATAATTATCTTTTGTATTAGTAGTCTTCTTATGTGTACCCCGATTTGGGGTAATTTTATACCCTTTTTCGGGTAAACCGTTACCCGAATTTGGGTAAGCCGTTACCCTTTTTCGGGTAATTTCACCTTTACCCTTTTTCGGGTAATCCTGCCATTCTGAGACAGTAGTATTAACTGACATTTCACGGCCATCTAATACCAAAACATTCTTGGCAATAAGTGACTTTTTAAGTTCGCTTATTTTCGATTGAGCAATACCAGTCATTTCTGAAATTTGAGAATTGCTTATCCAGTCAGACTTCTTGTGAAAGCGGAATGTCTTGTGAATTACGGCGTGAACTATTTGGAATTCGCGGCCACATAGTTTGGCGGCGTTTTGCATTAAGGCTTCAGTTAGCTCGTTAGCGATGCGAGTAAAGCCGTTCTCTATGTCTGCTTTCACTACGGGCCTTTCAAAGTTGATTATGTTGGCTGTTTGGGTCATACTTACCTCGATGTTTATTCATCAAACCCCGCTATTTGCTTTCCACGGCATGCGGGGTTTTTTATTGCTTGTAATAATCACATTTTGATTTGTGAGTGTTATTGGTAACCCGTTTTGCTCAAGTGGGTCAGCCTTGGCTGCAAGCTCAGTCTTTCCTGTCGCATTTAGCCGCTAATAATCGGTGTTAACCTCCGCTTGCCAGTTAACTGCCTTACCGATACCTATTTATTTATTAACCCTCACGCAGTTGATAAAACTGGCTCTCATAGAGACTCGGGAAAGCGCCGACCAGGTAAATGCCCAATCCGCATAACGCTTTGATGAATGACTGACCGATATCACACTGACCAAGCTCATTACCCGTTAGGGCGCTTCTTGCGTTACATCCCTAGCAGTCATTCTCGAAACGCCTTGTCTCTCCAAGTGTCACCCGTTTATCGCCACCATTCAGGTCACTGGCCCATGTCAGGGGTAAACCGAACCCCGTTTGGCTTACTGCATCGTTTGTCTGATTGTCCTCACCTATTTGGACTGAGGTTCGAGCGGTACAATCAGGACGTTTAAAGCGCTGCAGCTTACGCTGTAAAAATTAATTGCTTTGACTACCGTGCAACCGCTTCAAGTCATCAGAAATAGACTTGAAAAGATTGTCGATAGTTGGATCTAGCAATTGGCCTAGAAACGTGAGCGCATATAGCTTGTCTTCCAGTTCGTCTACACCACGACCCTTTATAATTGCCTGAGTCTTTAGCAAAGCTTCTTTTAATGGCAACCCTGCTGGCTTTTCGGTAGCCGGTGACTTCTTCGCATATTCCAAAGAAAATGGGTCTAGCTTCTTAGTAACCTTTAATTCTTCATTTGGTTTGTGAGCGGTTGTGCTCCCAGTGGCCTGGTACAACCCATCATCAGAATTAGTTACTTTTCCCCACCGCTTAAGTCGGCCTAGTGCGCGCACAACAAACGTCTTTTCTTCTCGGGTATCTGCGAAAGCTAATGCTTCAACTTCTTCTCGGGTGTATTCCTTACCCACCTGCATAAGGCTTAAAATGTCATCATCGGTCATGGTTAGTCCTTAAAAAAACGGCTACTAACTGCGTAGCCAAAGTCTCGGGAAATTAAGCTGCCCTTCTCATGGGCTCGTTATCAGGCTTTGGTACTGCTTTACGGTTTGGGAAAGTGATTACTTTGCTCATACTAAAAACCTCTGCTATTGTTTGTTTTCAACTGATTGAGAAAAGGAATATTCATGATCGAAAATACGGAAATCCCCATCCCCTGCCAGAAATGCGGTGCAAAGACTAAGAAACCCATCAGTTGGTTGAAGACCAATCCATATTTCACCTGCAGTTGTGGTGCTGTCACCGAAATTGACGCCACCCGCCTTAACCAACAAATCGCCAGTATCGAGAAGGAACTGAAATCGTTCAGTAAACTGTTCGGTAAACGGTGAGCTTTCTTTAGCATCTGATACAACAGTAAGCAGCCGAATAACTTTGTCAGAGTTAATGCTTAAATTTAATTTTGACTCAAACATATTGTGACTCACTTAATTTCAGTTAACCGAAAAGGGAAAACCATGCCCAAACAAATACCAACCATAAAACTAAGCCAGCTACTCAACGATTTAGCCAGCGAAATAGAATTGCTAAAAGGTGGCATAGATACTGACATTAGCTTTTCCGGCCTCCGTTATAATCGTTGCAAAAAGCAAGGCGATATCACCCAAGTTCAATTTGTTGAACAAGTTTATCTAGACGCTGACGGGAAGGTAGTGGTTGAAAACCTTGAAGAATAGCTTTGGCGTCTTCAAAGGCATCAGCCAGTGATGAAGGTCTGTAACTCACCAGCTGACAATGCTTGTTGTAACGCGCAAAACTAACCTCACCATTACGAATAGTCATACGCCACTGTTCGTTGCGTTCTTTATCTGGGGTGGCCTCTGTAGCAGGGTCGCCACAGTAAACCTTTGGTCTTATTGTCATTTCAGCCTGATGCGCTTGGAAAGTAATGCTATCTAGCGACTCGCATAAATCGAGGTTGAACAATTCTTTTCCAGCATTGCTTGATGCGATAGAACGGGCTTTGATATAAGCCCTTGCTTCAGCGACTCTCTTTTCGAGCAACTGAAATGCGCTTTCTACTTCTTCAATCTGCGCATCAGATATATTTGTAATTTTGTCTTCTGGAAAAATAATCATGTTGCGTTTCCTTTACTTATTAGGGACTTTTGAGTCCCTCAAAATCTTCTTCATAGCCATTGATGATGGGCAAATGTCGGTTAATACAGAACCAAGACCTTCAAGCATTGCTCGTTGAGCTGCTTCCTCAAGACTTACGCCAAGCTCATCTGCATGTTTTTGTAGTAGTTTTAATTCTTCGTTACTGAGCTCTATTTTTTCTTCGGTCATTATTGAGGGCCTTAAAAAGTCTTGACTGAACCCTCCTTGGGTTCTTCGTTAATAATTTACGCTGCTGTACGCTCTTTGCTTCCGAACGAAACAGACTCTTTTAGGCCACGCATGAAAATGTCACGAACAATTACCGCTTTTTGGCCGCCAGTGTTTTTTACCAGCGCTTCAAGTAAGTCATTAACGTCATCATCTAAACGAACTTTTACTTCGTTCTTTTTGATTTTTCTTGGGTCTGCGTACATAGCCTTTATCTCCGTATTAACTGGCTTTACTAAGTTCGACTTCTTCAACTTTGAGCTTGCCGCCCGTAATTTTTTCAAGCTGGTAAGCGCGAAGGAGCGGAACAGTTTCACCCCATTGGGATACTGAGCTTTTTGAAACTCCCAGCTTTTCAGCTACTGCAGTGCAACTTCCGAAATATTTAATAACTTCTTTCTTGATCATTATTAACTTTACCTAACTATTCAGACCCCAGTTTAGTTTACCTAACTTAAATAAGTCAAGAATAGTTAACAGAAAAGTTTATATAGTTTAGGTATGCAAATTTAATAAGGTTTGTGCATGAGTTTTGCCAACATAAGTGACCGAATAACAAGAAGGGCTAGAGAGCTTAATCTCAAGCAAAAGGATATCGCCGAAAAAACAGGAGCAAGTAAAGCATCTGTTAGTAATTGGTTTAGCGGCAAAGACAGCCCAACTAGGTTTATTATGGAGTTATCAAAAGCACTCAAGTGCGATCCTGAATGGTTGTTAGAGGGCTCAAAAAGCACTGCACCAGAAAGATTAAAAATCACTACGATAGAAAATAACGCAGAGTATTACGGTCATATTGACGCATGGGACAGCGCGACACCGCTTGACGAAGATGAAGTAGAGGTGCCTTTTTTCATGGAAGTAGAATTAGCAGCAGGGATTGGTGGTGAATGTAGTTTAGAAATACAAGGGCCGAAATTGAGGTTCTCAAAATCCACTTTGCGTAGGTGCGGTGTTGAAGCGAGCGCAGCCGCATGCGTTAAAGTTTCGGGAAATAGTATGGAGCCTAGACTATTTGACGGCGATGTAGTTGGAGTCAATACGCTTGATAAGCGCATTATTGATGGCAAAGTGTATGCAATAAATCACTCAGGCCTATTGAGGGTTAAGCGTCTTTATCGAATCCCAGGTGGCGGATTAAGGGTCAACAGTATTAATAGTGATGAGCACCCAGATGAGATATATCAAGGCGATAACTTACAAGATGTGGTCATCATAGGTAGAGTATTTTGGCACTCTAGCATTTGGAGTTAAAATTATCTTTGAACTTATTGAGTATTGAATCATACTAAATATACGTGTAACTTGAATTTGAAATGGTTGTATGTATAATGCGCGGCCTTAAATCACGGAGGTGAGTTATGGATACCAGAAGCTTTAAAGAACGGATTACAGAACGTGACAGTGAAGATAAGCTATTAAATGTTATTGATAGCGATATAAATAATCATAGAAATATTGAACAAGTTCCATCGAGCATTTTTACTCGTATGTCTGCTATAAAAGCAAAAGCTCAAGCAGCAAGAGAAAAACGAGAGCTATTAGAGGGCTAACAAATGAATGTTCATGGATGGAATTTCTACTGGCATGAAGCCTTCAAAATCATTTTTGAAAACCTGCTAGGCGAAGTTGAAAGGATTGCCGATAAAGATCCTGACAACTTCGACCAACACCCCACCTACAAGCTTTATGATGCTATTGAATCTGCGATTTTCGATCGCATAGCAGTTAACCCCGATGCTAAAGAATTTAGAATGGGTGACACTCTTCGAGAAAAAAGATTAAAACATTGGCGCCGCGTTAAACACGGAATGCCAAACCGATATCGAATGTTCTTCCAGTTTAGCACTCAAAATTCTGCGATTATTTTAGGCTGGTTGAACGACTCAAGAACATTGAGAAAACAAGGCGCTAAAACTGATGTTTACACGGTGTTTAAGAAGCTAGTGTTGAGCGGCGATATCCCCAACTCATTTGATGAAATTTTCGAGCAATGTAGACCTGCTGACATTAAGCGTTCAAGTTAACAATTCAAATTTATAAAGTTTTTAAACATTTCAAGACCGCCAATCGGCGGTTTTTTTATGTCCGCAAAAAACAAGTTTAGTTACCCTAACTTTTTATTTGACATTGCAGTTAAGTTAACCTAACTTAATGGCATGCAAATAGAGGATAGAAAACATGAACTCAACCTTTAACGACTTAATGGGCTTTCAAAAGTCTCAAATAGTTTACGAAATGACTGAACAAGTGATGGAAGGGAAGTCATTCAATTGGTCTGCGTCATTGGGTGAATCTAACACCCTGGCTGTAACGGTATGTCTTGATGAGCAATCAGATATC